ATTATTGGGCTTTCAGCCTTATTAGAGCAGACGGCAGAGGAATGTAACGAATTAGCGAAAGCTTGTTTAAAGTTATCTCGCAAATTTCGTAACGAGAATCCGACACCTCTTACCTTTGACGAGATTGTGGATAATTTGAACGAGGAAATTGCTGATATTTCTTTGTGTATTGAAGAACTCCGTCAATCAAAGGTAATTGACCCTCAGACAATTGAGTCTATTTATGCAGCTAAAGAAAAAAGATGGTATGAAAGATTAAAAGAAGCAGGAGAGGAGACTGAGTAACATGATTACATTTTGGCAGGCGGTATTATTGACTTTTATCACATTCCTATGTGTTTACACCGTTTTGGACAGACTTTGTAAATGTATTGAAATCTGTTCAACAAATCGTTCTTACAAGAAGTTTTTAGAAAGTATGAATAAGGGGTGTAATCATGGGACGAGCGGAAAACCGGAGAGCTGCGAAAGCGGAGAAAAAAGCCAAAACGGCAACGTATAACCTTACAAAAGCACAATTAGATGCAATGATACGTGAAGGTATTCAGGATAAATTAAATGAACTAAAAGAAGAAGCAACCAACGATGCGATTAATACCGCAATGATATTGCTATTAACTCTACCTTTAGAAGTTCTTATGGACCATTACTGGCAAAAATCTTATCGGAAACGTATTCCGGAGTTTACAGAACATGTGCTGGAATATTACGAACGTTGGCAGAATGGTGAGCTGGACATGGATAAGTTAAAGGAAGATTTATGGGAGTATGGAGGTGTAAGACTAGAAGAAGGGAGTTAGAAATATGCTTTTTATAATTTTAGGAATTGTCATTGTTCTTGCCATCCTCATATTTTTGATAGTACATAAAGCCATTCACGAGGCATCATTATTTATGGACGAATCTTTTAGATGGGGGGGGGAGGACAAACCATGATGAAACATGATATTCGAAAGAATTAGTCTGGATATTCTGATCCAACAGCATTTGAAGCAATTACGAAAGCAGATAAGGAGATGGAAAAATTGAATAAAACACTTCATATCATTCGTAACGTTTGTGAGTTGGCAGGATTCGAGATAGAGGAACGGATTGTTTTAAAAGACAAGAAAACTGGAAAGATTTGGAGGTGATTGCCAATGTTCTACGGACGTAATTACATTCGAGACTTCTAATGATTCAGCTGATAAAGGGGGTGATTCCCTTGATTACTTTATATTTGTCACCGTAAACAAATTGCTATAATCGAAAGGAGAAAGTTTATGCAAGATAGAATCAATGAAGTAATCAGAAGAATTCAATATTTGTTACCCGATGTAGAGGTAACTTCACAGCAAGTACAGAAAAATAATGATGTCATTCGAACAGGGGTTATGTTAAAATCACAAGATAATAACATAGCTCCTGTATTTTATATTGATGACATGATTGAACAAGGTTGGTCTTATGATAGAATCGCAATGGATATTTGCAGGTCTTATCAAGCACATGATGGTGCGGAGTACAGTTCTGTCACGTTGCAGATATCTGATTATGAGACCATGTCACAGATGTTAACCTTGCAACTTATCAATCGCACGATGAATGAATCCTTATTAGCGGATATTCCGTACGTACCATTCTTAGAGGATTTGGCAGTTATTGTGCTGATTGATTTAGAAAGAGACCTTCGTGCATGTGCAACTATTAAGATAACTTCTCAGATATTGGAACTATGGGGCGTATCTTTTGAAGAGGTATATCACAAGGCATATTTAAACTTAATAAAAGAAGAGGCTGTTATAAAAAGTATGGCAGAAACACTGTCAGAGCTTGGTTGTAATGATGGGTTAGAGCTGGAGAACGTACCGATGATGTATATTCTTACGAATACTTCTTGTATTCATGGAGCAACTATGATGTTACGAGAATCTGTATTTAAAGAACTCACGGAAAAGTTTGAAAGTGATTTGGTAGTCATACCATCCAGTATTCACGAACTACTGTTAGTACCTATTAAGAATTTGTTCATTATCTATCAGTGGAGATTCAATGATATGGTACAAATGGTAAATCGGGAACAGGTAGACCCTATGGAAATTCTGTCAGACCATATTTATCTGTACAGAAGAAATGATGGGTGGTATAATTTAAAGTAGAATGTTCATTTGAAAGGAGAAGACATATGAGCAAGAAAAGTGGTAAAAAGAGAAGTACAGCCGGATTAATTCTGGACGTTATTTTAACATGTTGTACCGGTGGTTTATGGTTAATTTGGATTTTGATTCGTTACCTGAGAAACAACAGTTAGTGGTTATCAGTTGTACGGACGGTGATTTTGTATGAATTTTAGGGTGTAGAATAGCCTGTTTTGTAGTTGTAAAGATGCTACGGACAGGCTATTTTTATGCCCATTTTTACTTTCCAAATGTAAACTTTCCAAACGGAAAGCGGGTTTTGCCCACTTTTTTAAAAGCAAATTTCCGAATGGAAAGTCAATTTTGCCCACTTTTGTGGTCTTTTGCCCACTTTCCAAATGGAAAACGGGCGTGAAAAAACCCAGTATTTATGCGGGTTTGCGGGCTTTCTGCCCACTTTCCCACTTTTTTCTCTTATTTAATATGAATAAAAAAATCATAAAAATATATAAAGTGGCGAAAAAAAGTGGGCTTTTGACCAAAGCAGTATTTTTGAGCAATCGGAGGTGATATTTTGACCGAAGCACAATGGTGTCGCAAGTTTTCTGAAAAAGTCCAAAAACTTATGGTTTATAAAGGATTTTCACAAAGAGAACTTGCAAAGATGGCAAAAATACCGGAACCAACTCTTAGTAGATATTTAAACAGACAGCGAATTCCACGAGCTGACCAGATTGTTAATATCGCCAAAGCTTTGGATTGTTCAGTAACAGAATTAATTCAGTTTGGGGAGATGGTAACAAAATGACAAATAAACAAAAACTTTGGATTATCCAAAGAATCAGTAAATTACTATACTTATATTTTGGAGGAACAATAAAAATGAATAAGCAAAACAATAACATGCAGGTACCTACATTTTTACAGAAAGCAACCGAGGCGGCAAAAGCTAAAACAACTTGGGAGGAACCAGTTATGGAAGCAGTTGATGCTGAAGGGAACATACAGCATGTTCATGTAGAAAGCTACGACACTGAAGAAAATACAGCTGGAAGAACTAGTGGATTAAGTGCTATGGAAAAGCAGACACTAATTGAACATGTGAAAGGTATGAGTAAAGAGCAGTTAGACCTTATGTTAGATAATATTCCAATCGAAATGGTTTATAATCGTTTAGGAAGAGAATTGGAGAGAAATAAGGCTTTCATGAATTCGATTAAGGGTTCAATGGCTTTAATTGATTCTAAATAGTCTTTTCTAAGGAAAGGAGAAAAAACCAAGAAAAACGGACGATGTTTAAGGTCTCCACCATATTTGATATTCTTGAGTTTGTTATGTGGTTATTGTATAATACGCTTAACAAGGAGGTATCAGTATGGGTGAGGAAAAGAAGCGAAAAAAGAAACAAACCGAACAAATAACGCGTAATGCTATTGGGGAAGAAATACATGTGTTTGATGGACCAAATGGAAAAGCTCGTATAAAGAAAATGTCTATGTTTTCTCGAATACCCACAAATGCTCAGTTCTGTCCGGATTGTCACAAGCCTGTCATTCATAAGAATAACTTCTGGGAATGTGATATTTGCAATTACAGCATCACAGATGAAGAAGTAAAAAATGGAGATGGATTCCCCACAATGGAATCGACTTATGAAAATGATTATGGAGAACTATATAATGATGAACTTGATATTCCAGAAGGTTGTGAAGCATGTGGTGGTCCATTCCCCGATTGCAAAGCAAGCTGTAATATGTATGAATAACGATTAAAAGCCTGTGTTGAAAATGACATAGGCTTTTATTTTGTCCTTTTTTGCTTCGCACAAAAAACATGCTCTTTTATGAAGAGAAGAGTAAAATGTGACCTTTTACCTTTTCTTTTGTCTTATGAAAAATTGAAAGGAGCTTACTATGTTAGAAAACAAATTCAAAACACAGTTGGTGAGTGAACTTGAAGAAATGTTCCCAGGCTGTATTGTAGTACATCTCGACCCAAATGAGATTCAAGGCATTCCTGACCTTTTAGTTTTGTATGGAAACAAGTGGGCTGCTTTGGAGGGTAAAAAGAGTGCTAACGCAACACATCGTCCAAATCAAGATTATTATGTGGATTTAATGAATCGGATGTCTTTTGCCGCATTCATTTATCCCGAGAACAAGGAGGAAGTCTTATATGAACTTCAACAAGCATTCAATGTTAGAAGGTCAGCACGCATTCTTAGGTGCTAGTAAATATCATTGGATTAATTATGACGATGAAAAAATTGCAACAGCATACAAAAATCATTTAGCAACATTAAAAGGAACTCAATTACATGAGTTTGCAGCACAATGTATTAGACTTGGTCAGAAGTTACCTCGATCTGAAAAGACATTGAATATGTATGTAAATGATGCAATCGGTTATAAAATGATTCCCGAACAAATTTTGGTTTACTCTGAAAATTGCTTTGGAACAGCCGATGCTATTTCATTTAGAAATAATTTTCTACGAATTCATGATTTGAAAACCGGTATCATTCCAGCTCATATGGAACAATTAATTATTTACACAGCATTATTTTGTTTGGAATATCATATTAAACCTGGCGATATCGAAATCGAATTGCGAATTTATCAAAACAACGACTACCAAACTGCTAATCCTACAGCAGAAGATATTCTTCCTGTTATGGAAAGAATTAAAAGGTCTGATGAAATTATTAAGAAAATCAAAGAACAGGAGGTATAAACCATGAACCCTATTGCTCAAGAAATTTTGATGCACTATGGTGTAAAGAGACGTTCGGGACGTTATCCTTGGGGTTCTGGTGATAACCCTTATCAACATAGTGGAGATTTTTTAAGTCGTGTAGAAGAACTACAAAAACAAGGATTAAGTGAAAAACAGATTGCTGAATCTATTGGAATCTCTACAACAGAATTACGTCTTCAAAAGAGATTAGCAACTCACGAAAGAAGAGCTTTAGAAGCAGACCGTGCTCGTTCATTACGAGAAGACGGAAAAAGTTTAAATGAGATTGCTGAAATTATGGGATATAACAATGATTCTTCTATTCGTGCTCTTTTGAATGAAAACACAGCAGACAACAAAAACAAAGCGAGAGCTACAGCAGAAATCTTGAGAAGAGAGCTGGAAACAAAAGGAATGCTTGATGTTGGTGCTGGTGTTGAATTGGAATTAGGAATTTCCAAACAAAAACTCGAAGAAGCTATTCGTATATTGGAATTGGAAGGATATAACGTTTATGGCGTTGGTATTCCACAGGTTACTAATCCTGGAAAACAAACAACTACGATGGTTCTTACCAATCCGGATATTGCTTATAAGGATGTGTATCAAAACATGGGTGATATTCAGCCCGTTACAGATTACCATTCTACAGATGGTGGAACCAGTTTTCAGAAAAGAGAATATCCAGCGAGCATCAACTCTTCAAGAATCCAAGTATGTTATGGTGACGAAGGTGGCGCTAGTAAAGATGGTGTTATCGAAATTCGTAGAGGCGTTGCTGATTTGGATTTGGGAAATTCTCATTATGCACAGGTTCGAATTCTTGTGGATGGAACACATTATCTTAAAGGTATGGCTATGTATTCTGATGATATGCCAGATGGTGTTGATATTGTGTTTAATACCAATAAGAAATCCGGAACTCCTAAGATGGACGTTTTAAAGAAAATCAAAGATGATCCGGATAATCCATTTGGAGCAACTATCAAAGCAAACGGACAAAGTTTCTATGATGACCCAAATGGTTTGTTTACAGACCCCGTTACAGGAAGGAGACAATCTTTATCAGCTATTAATAAGCTGAAAGAAGAAGGTGATTGGGACACTATGAGTAAAAACCTTTCATCTCAGTTCCTTTCCAAACAACCGATGCAGTTAATTAAGCGTCAGTTGGATTTAACATATGCTGATGCGGAAGCTGAGTTTGATGAAATTTGTGCATTAACAAATCCAACCATTAAGCGAAAACTATTAATGGATTTTGCTAATGAATGTGATTCTGCCACAGTTCATTTACAAGCAGCGGCTTTACCACGTCAGAAAACACAGGTAATTCTTCCAATTACCGCTATGAAAGAAACAGAGATTTATGCTCCTAATTATAGAGATGGAGAACAGGTTGCTTTAATTCGATATCCTCATGGTGGTACTTTTGAAATTCCGGTATTAACAGTAAACAACAAAAACAAATCCGCAAGAAGTATTCTTGGAAATGTAGTTGATGCTGTTGGAATTAATGCTAAAGTTGCGGAACGATTATCTGGTGCCGATTTCGATGGAGATCAAGTTGTTGTAATTCCTACCAATTCTAAGGTTCGTATTAAATCAACTCCAGAGCTTAAAGGTTTGAAAGGATTTGATGCGAAAACCGAGTATTCTACAGAAGGAAAAACAGGAGTTAAGCTTATGACAAAAGCTGAGACTCAGAAACAGATGGGCGTTGTTTCGAATCTAATTACAGATATGACTTTACGAGGTGCGACAGAAAGCGAACTCGTTAGAGCTGTTAAACATAGTATGGTTGTAATCGATGCCGAAAAGCATAAGTTAGATTATAAACAATCTGAGAAAGACCATGGTATTGCTGAACTTCGTAAGAAGTATCAGAAACAAGTTGATGATGACGGAAATGTTGTGAAAGAAGGCGGTGCTTCTACATTAATTTCGAGAAAGAAACAAGATGTTAGAGTCGCTGAAAGACAGGGTAGTGGAACTATTGATCCTGAAACAGGTAAAGTTTCTTATAAAGAATCCGGTCGTACATATGTAGACAAGGACGGAAAGACCCAGAAAGCCACAACAAAAGTTAAGTTAATGAATGTTACTGAAGATGCCCGTACACTTTCTTCAGGTACCCCCCAGGAAAACGCCTATGCAGATTATGCTAATAAAATGAAGGCCCTGGCTAATGCAGCCCGTAAAGAATCTGTAAATACTGGTCGTCTGAAATATGATGCCAATGCTAAAGAAGTTTTTCAGTCTGAAGTTGATTCTTTGAAGTCTAAATTAAATATCGCTGCAAAGAATGCTCCTCGTGAAAGAAGAGCCCAAGCTTTGGCAAATTCTGTAGTTAAGGCCAAACAACAAGACAACCCGGATATGGATAAAAAAGAAGTTAAGAAAGCGAGCAATCAAGCAATTATTGATGCCCGTATTTCTGTAGGTGCTAGTGGAAAAGACACTAGAATTAGAATTACAGATAGTGAATGGAAAGCTATTCAAGCTGGTGCTATTAGTGATTCTATGCTTACACAAATTCTTAGATATGCAGATGCCGATGAAATTCGACAAAGAGCAACTCCTAGAGCTACGACAGAACTTTCTACAGCAAAGGTTAATAAGATTAATTCTATGTTAAACTCCGGTTTTACAAATGCTGAGATTGCTGAAGCTTTAGGTGTTTCTACGTCAACTGTTTCGAAGTATGCCAATCAATAAGATAAGGAGATAAGAGTAATCATGGCGAAATGTGCATTGACGACAATTGACAATCCTTATGATCCATTCGAGCAGTTCAATGCTTGGTACATGTACGACATGGACAAAGGTTATAGCACTTGCTCATACCTTGATCGCATTGCTCGGACTTCAAATCAGTTGTCGGATGAAGAGAATGAAAAGGAAATTGAAAGAGCGATTGACGAGATCATCCGCTACGATTTCCAAAATATTTACAAAAAAGTTGTAATGAAATAAAAATTATACGTTTTACTGACATTTTTTAGCCTCTCTAAGATGTTTGGGTACCGTAGGGGGTGTCTCCAAAAATACACCCCCCACCCACATCGCGCCGGTCTTTAAAAATTCTCCGGGGGAAAATTTGAAAAATGGGGTTTGAAAAATCCTAGCGGTAATATGTGATATTTAAACAGGCTCATGGAGTTAGTTCTAGGGTTTTACTCTTTCTTTTTCTCCTTTCGGTAAAAAGACTGGCTTCATGGGTTTGTTTAAATGTCACATAAAGTGTTCAAAAACTATATGTGAACCAATACTGCAAAGGCTAAAAGTGTATATGAAAAATATTGAAAGGAGTGGAAACATGGGCAAAACCAAGACGGTTGTTTCTGCTGAGCCTAGAATTAGTCGTCCTGCGATAGACCCAGATGCGCGAGAAAACCAATTAATTGCACTTGCAGTTGATTTAGTTGAACAGCGATTACGAAATGGAACTGCTTCTTCACAAGAAACTACACATTTTTTAAGATTAGGCTCATCTAAAGCAAGGTTAGAACAGGAAAAGTTAAAATTAGAAAACGAATTGACAAAAGCTAAAACAGAATCCATTCATTCACAGCAACATGCAGATGAGATGTTTGATAAAGCTATCAAAGCAATGCAAAAGTACAGTGGTAATGGTTCAGTTATAGATGAGGAAGAAGAGGTTGATTGGTGATGAGAACATATTCTGAATTAATTTTACTTCCTACATTTGAAGAGCGTTTTCAATATTTAAAACTTGGTGGAACAGTTGGTCAAATTACTTTTGGCTATGAAAGATATTTGAATCAACTTCTTTATGGTTCTGATGAATGGAAACGATGTAGAAGAAAAGTTATCATTCGAGATTTGGGATGTGATTTAGCATGTGAGGGATACGAATTACATGATAAAATTCTTATTCACCATATGAATCCAATCACAGTAGATGATATTTTACAAAGAAACCCACGAGTATTTGATTTGGAAAATTTGATTTGTACATCTCACAATACTCACAATGCAATTCACTATGGAGATGAGAATTTGTTATTACGTGCTCCCATAGTGAGGACAAAAAATGATATGTGTCCATGGAAACAATAAAGTAGGAGGGAGTTCAATCATGAAATCTAATAATAACGAAAAAGAAATTTTGGAAACTGTTGAAGAGGAGATTGCTGTAGAAGAGTTAACAGAAGAAGTTGCTACCGAATCGGTTGAACCTTCCACAGTTTTGGGTGTAGTAACAGAGTGTGTCAAACTTCGTGTGAGAAGCACACCAGAAATCGCTGATAATGTTCTTGCAGAGATTATTTTGGCGAGCGAAGTGTTAGTGGATTTAAAAGAATCAACTGATGAGTTCTATAAAATTACAACCGAAGCGGGTATTGAAGGATATTGTATGAAACAGTATATCAATATTGGCAATTAGGAGGAATTGATATGGAGAGTATTCTAAACTCAATTAAGAAACTACTCGGTATTGCCGAAGATTACGACCATTTCGATTCCGACATCATTATGCATATTAACTCAGTATTCACAACATTAACTCAACTCGGCGTTGGACCAGAAGATGGATTCTCTATCAACGATGAAGCTGAGAAATGGGAAGATTTCTTACCGGAAGAAAGAATGATTCATAGTGTGAAATCATACATGTTCATGAAAGTAAAGCTTATGTTTGATCCACCTTTGAGTTCTGCTGTTATTGAATGCACAAAAGAACAAATTAGAGAGATGGAGTGGCGATTACAAATAGCAGCAGAAACAACGGAAGATTCTACTCAATA